AATAAATTTTTAGTTGCTGGTTTTGACGGAAATGATTTTGAAGGTCACGAACCAGATGAACAAATAGTAGGGTTCTTCCCTGAAAGTTCAAAAATGAGATTTGAGAAAAGAAAGGGTAGAACATATTTAGTTGCTCAGGCAATAATGTCTAAAGTCTATGCAAATTGGGCTTATGAGATATTTAAAGAAAAAGGTAATCATAGAGATGTTTCTATGGAAATTACAGTTCTTGCTGGGCAAGTTGATGAAAATGATAACTTATTAACAATTGAAGAATTTGTCTTCAATGGAGTTACCATTTTAGGATTGAGCCACGTACCTGCCTGTGAAGGCAGTAGTGCATCTATAATCAAGTTTGACTGTGAAAATGCACTAAAAGTTTATAATGAACACCGTGATGATACTGCTATGGTGGAATTTTCAGGAAAGGAGGAAAAAGGTACAATGGATGAAACTAAAGAAGTAGTTGAAGAAGTTGAAGTTACTGTTGAAGCTGAAACTGAAAAGGAAGCTGAAAAAGTAGAAGAAACAACTGAAACTCAAGAAGAATCATCTAAAGAAGACGACAATACTATGTATTCTGAAGATGATAAAGAAAAGAACTTTGAATCTGAAGATGACAAATCAGACGATGACGAAGAGTCAGATGATGACAAAGAAGATTCAGATGATTCAGATGATGAATCTAAGGAAGATGTAGAAGAAGTTGAAGAAGAATGCAAAAACGAAGCTTCTGAAAATTGCGAAAGTTCTGAAGAATGTGAAAAATGTGAAGATTCTGAAGAATGTGAAGAAGCTAAGTGTGAAGCTAACGAAGAAAATCTTCCTACTGAAAATTGTGAAACTGATGAACCTGAAAAAGAAGAAGACCCTGAAACTGTGAAAGCAGAAAGAGATTCTTTAAAAGCTGAATGTGAGGTTCTAAGAGACAAAGTTGAAAAATACGAAGCTAAAGAAAAATCAGTGCAAGTAGAAAGTATAATTTCTGGTGTACTTGAGCTATTTAGTGCAGATGAAATTTCAGAGTTAAGAGAAGAATCAAAAAAATATTCATTAGACGAATTAAATATCTTTGAAAATGAAGTTAAAGCTAAATCTTATGATAAGATGATTTCAAGTAAAAATTTCTCAGTAAAAGATAAATCATTCACAAAAATGGCTGTTAACGATGTTTTAGATAATAAACAAAACACATCTAAATATACGTGGAAGTAATTAAAAATTAAGAAGGAGGAAATTTAAAATGGCAAAAATTGTTTTAATACCAAGTTTAGTAGCTGCTAAAAACATTGATTCATTAAATCAAAGTTTCTTAGATGCTTCTAATGATTATGATAACGGTATGGTATTCAATGCAGGAGCTTATGATTCTGCTAGTCAAACTTATACACCAGCTGCTATCAGTGATTTACACAATGTATTTATGGCATTCAGCCCAGAAGATACAATAATTACAGACTCTATGGGAAATGAATACAAAATCGGTATAAATGACCCAAGAACATTTACAAATGTAAAAGGAAAAGTATTTAGTGCTTACAGACCACAAGTTGGAGACAAAATTTTAATCTCTGCTGAAGGTATTGAAGGAACTGCTAATGATTTCGCAGTTGTAGCTGCTGGAGAAAGCAAATTACAATATGCTAGTGCTGCTGTATCAGGAGTATCATACAAAGTATTAGATGATAGTGCTTACATCTCAATCGGAGGAGCAACTAACATCGGTTCACAAAGAGTTGCTGCTATCTTATTAGAATGCGTTGCTATCTAATAATTAGGCAACAAAAATAAAAAATAGAAAATAATTTAAGAAATTTAAGAAGGAGGAATATAAAATGAGATTACCAAATAGTGTTTTAGCATTCACAGCAAATGATGAAGAAAGAAAAAATGCTTATTCAAAATTTGTTGAATATTATGAATCTTATATAAATGGTAAAAAAAGTAGTGCAGCTGGTACTACATTTGAAGAAATGAACAGTAAAATGTTAGAATTCTATACAGATGAAATCGAAAGAATGTCAGGAAGAAAAATAAGCGATTATAATGATTTAGCTACTTTCTGTAATTTCTCAGATGTTAAAGAATCTGCATTTGCTATTATCGGTATGATTACTGATTTAATTATACCTGATGCTTTAATTAAAGACTTAGGAGTTATTGCAGAAGTTAAAAATGGTTCTTGGGGAGACACTTTAAAAGTTGATATTGAACCAAGAGATTTATTCATCGTTGCTAAAGGTGGAAGAGCAAAAAGAGATTTTGATATAACTAGACAATTCAAAGGAGAAAAGACAATTGTTCCAGAATTACACGCAATTTCTGTTGGTATTTCTTTATATGATGTTTTAAGAGGAGCTTATACATTAGCTGAATTCGTAAGAAAAGCTGTTATGTCTATCGAAACTCAAATGAGATATGATATTTATGATGCTTTTGCTACTATGATGAACAACTTACCAACTACTGGTTCAGCTGCATTAAAGATTTCTGGATGGAATCAAGATTCTGCTATCGCATTAGCTCAAAAAGTTAGTGCTTGGAATGGTGGAAGACAAGCTATCTTCTTAGGAACTAAATTAGCATTATCAAAAATCTTACCTGCATCTACAAATACTAGAATCTTATTAGGAGACGAATATGTTAAAGTTGGATACTTAAGAGATTTCTTCGGAGTTTCTTGCATCGAATTAGAACAAGTTGCTGATTATAAAACTGAATTCGCAGTTAAATTAGACGACCAAAAAATCTATGTTTTATGCCCAGGTACTGACAAATTAGTTAAAGTATTCGTTGAAGGTTCTACATTAGCAAATAATGAAACTAACTTCGCAAATGCTAACTTACAACAAGTTGCTACATTATACAAATCTTATGGTGTTGGTGCATTTACTTCAGCTTTAGCTGGTGAAATTGCTCTATAATTTTTGTATATAAATATAGATATTTTAAAGGGTGTTGATGATAAATCAACCCCTTTTATTTTTAGTAAAAAAGGAGAGATATGATTATGGCAAATACTAAAAGTACGAAAAGTACAAATACAGTAAGTAAAAAAGAAGTAGAACAAATGAGACAACAAATGGAAGATATGCAAAAGTTAATTATCCAATTAACAGGTAAAGCATTTGACCAATCTCAAAATGTTCAATATGTAAATGATAGTAATAGAGACGTTACTTTAACATCGTTAACAGTTGGTGAATTAAATTTATCTACTGAAGGATATGGTCAAGGAGAAGTTTATACATTTTCTCATTATGGGGAACAACAAACAGTTCCTTATGAAGACTTAAAAAAGCTTATTAAAAATAATAAGCGTTTTATCGAAGGTGGTAATGTATTTATCAATGATGAAGAAGTAGTAAAAGAACAAAAATTAGTAAACGTTTATAAGAAACTATTAAGTTATGAACAAATTGAAAAGATTTTTAGTGAAGACAAAGGTACGTTTGAAAAAATTTATCAAAGTATGACTCAAAATCAAAAAGAAACTTTAAAAGGAATTATATTCGATAAACTAAATAAAGACGAAAAGAGTGTTGATATGAATATTGTTCAAATTTTAAATGATGATATGAATATTGACATTATGAATGATTATAGAAATCAAAAGAAATTATTTGAAGAATTAAAAAATGAAAACAAACAATAAGGAGGTATATATATGACTTCATATGACGATATATTAGACCTCGCTTTAGTTTCCATTGAGGATTACCACTTAAATAGATTAGCTGTGGATTCTCCAAAAGATTTTAATATAGTATTAGAAGGATTTATGGTTAGGGGATTAGCAAATTTCGAAAATTGTAGAAAAGATTTATCTGACAGAAATGATGAAGAAAGAGTTTTCAATTGTGAATTATCAGAAATTGAAAAAAGTATTATAGCGGATTATACTGTTATAGCTTGGCTTGATAAAGAAATAAATGATGTTAGACAAATTACTGGTATGATGCAAAATAATAAAGAAGCACATAGATATTCGGAAGCTAATAACTTAAATGCTAAAATTAATAGAAGGAATCAATTAATCGAAGAGATTGCTACCAAGAAAACTACTTATAGTTTTAGTCAATCAAAATGGTTAAATGAGAACGCATTAATATAATGAAATATGATTTTACATTAGACGATAAAACTACTTTAGATTCTTTAACTATATTAATAAATCAATGTTGGAAAACATTACCTATTTTTGAAGGTAAAAATAAAGAAGGCGACATCGCTTATTCCCGTGATGAAGCTTATGAAAATTATCAAAAACATCTTTTATTTTTAAGCACTAAATTAATTGGTGCTAGTGAACTATGGCAAAACAATCAATATTATGTTGAATTATTATATATGATTGAAGGTATGAAAAAGTTTAATCCTGAGGAACACGACAGAGTTAAATATATAGTAAATCATTGCACAAATCTTATAAATAGTATGAGAGATGAGGTACTAAAAAATGGCAATGAAGTATTATAATGCCACACAGGCATTTAGAACTACAAATCCTACAAAGGCATATCGTGATGATTTTGTAGCAATAAGCGAACAAACATTTGATAATGCACCAAACGTTAAATATAATGAAATTGAATATGAAGTTCATTATGGTAAACGTGATTTTAAACCTATACCAATGGTAAGGGTAGAACCAGTTGTCAATTATAACACTGGTATTCAAGTAGGAGATGATTATCAAGTATTTATTTTCACTCCAGATTTTCCTGAACCATATTATGGTATGAAATTTAAATGGGGAAGAAATTACTATTTAGTAATCAATGTAGATAAAGGTTCCGGATTATCTACCAGTGCAGAAGTTCGTAGATGTAATAATACATTGAGATTTTTTGATGAGAATGGGAATAAAATATATGAACCTTGCATTTTAGACCAAGTGCTAAGATTCACGAATAATAATGACACTATGACCATTGTCACTGGTAAAGCTGAACAATATATATGGTGCCAACGTAATAGTAGAACAATAAAAATTAAACCTAATGATAGATTCTTATTTGGTGTTCCAGAACAAAGAATTGGGTTTAGAGTATACGCAGGGGGTTTCGGTAACTCATTAAACACAATTACTGGAGATGATAAATCTCCAACATTAACTCAGTTCTATGTAGAAGAATACGAAATGAATTATCAAACAGATGATATAGAAAACGGTTTTGCTAACGCAGAAAGATTTGAATATAGTATTGATATAAGCGAAAATAACACCTATCTTGATGTTGGAGCTACAGCTGAATTGAATGCTACTGTTTATAGAGGCAAAGAAGTTGTAGATGAAAGAATTCATTGGTGTTCTTCAAATGATGAAATTGTTTCAATTGAAGATAATAAATTAACAGCACTTGCTCCAGGCGAGGTTACTTTAAGTGCTATAATGGTTGATAATAAACACGTTTTTGGTTCTATAACTGTTACGGTGTTGGAAAGTTCGGCTGAACCTAATTATGATATTTTAATTAATCCAGATATAAATTATGTTTTAGAAAATGAAGAGATTGCAATTACTGCAACTGTTTATAAAAATGGTATTGCACAAGATTATCCTATTGAAATAGTTGATATTAGCGAAGAAGTTCCTAGAAATAATTACAAAATAATGGTTCAAGGTAATACTTTTACTATTATTAATAAAAAGAAATTTTTATCTAATCCTATAAAGATAAGATGTTCTTATAATGATATATTTAAGGAATTTGAGTTCACTCTAAGGGGGTTATACTAATGGCTATGGATATGAAAGCAGTTAAAGGTGCTTATGCAACTTATAATGTAATACCAGAAATTAGTTATCGAATATTAGAACATTTGATGACTAATCCAGAGGCAGAAATTATTTGGAAATTATTAAAATATAATGACGCTGACGCTTGGAAAAAGAAAAATTTAACTCAAAAAGAAAAAGCAAATATGATTTATAATGGTATGTCTAGTCAAGATGATTTTAATGTTTTTCTTGACTGTTTTATGGATGAAGCTACAAATAAAGAAAAAAGTTTTCTTAGAATTTATCCATCTTCTTTATATCCAACTACAAGAACTTATGGTATTTGTATGGTTAATATAGAAGTTTATATACATTCTCAAATAAATCATTTGTCAAATTACACGACAAGGTTAGATACTATTATTCAAAAATTATTAGAAGTTTTAAATGGTTGTGACATCGGAGGAGTAGGGGTCTTATTCTTTGATGGTGATGTCACTAACTACAATCGTATTATAACTACCGGAGAAAAGCCTTATAAAGGTAAAATTATTACTATGGGGGTTAATTTATCATAATGGATAAAGTTGGAGAGTACGATTATTATTTATTTTATGATAAACCAATACCTTATAAAGATTTGTTAATTTATCCAGCAACAATGGATAGATATTTAGATTTTCATTTCTATATAACTTGTTTATTATTAGATAAAAATAGTATTCCGAATCCAGTAGTTATTTCTATGACATATTTACAGTTTTTGTATTATATGGCAAGTACGACTGAGTTACCATATTTATATATGTTTAAGGAACTTTTGAAAATGGTTTTACATATAGATAACGATAGTGATTTATGGTTTGGAACTGACCCAAATGGTAAAGCTATTTTTAAAATAAAAGGGGTTATTTATGACTCTGAAGATTTAGATAAAATAACAGATATTGTTTTTTTACAAAATAGTATTGAACATATAGATGATACTATTCAAAAAGAAGTAAGAGACGCAATGGAAAAGGCTAAGGTCTATAAAATGAAACAAAACGAATATAAAATGTGTTCGTTAGAAGACCAAATGATATGTGTCTTAATTTCAACTGCTTTAAAGTTTGATGACATTAATAAACTTACTATTAGGAAATTCAGTAAAATTTTAGAGAGAGTTGATTATAAATTACATTACGAAATTTATTTAAGTGCAGAAATGTCTGGTATGGTCAAATTTAAAGACGAAAACAAGATTAAACATTGGATGGCTGATTTAACTAAATCAGATAAATATGAAGATGTTAAAGTCGATGCAGACGAAATGCACCATAAAATAGATGATGTAAATAAATAATTATAAAGGAGGAAATAAAATGAAAAAGTTTTTAGTTAGTACAGCTAACGTATATGGTTATGATTCAGATGATAATCTATTATTCGTTGGTACAACTTTAATGGACAGTTCAATTGAAACTACATTATCAAATACTGATGTTAGAGCTGGACAAGGAAACCAATTACAATATATCTATTATCATACAGCTGAAATGAATATCACAATCAATGAAGCTCAATTCTCATTACCATATTTAGCATTAAACGTTGGTTCTAGTATAGTTACTGGAGCAAAAGTATGGACAACTGAAGATGTAACTGTTACTGCAGGAGCAGGAACAGTTCAAGGAACACCATTAGGAATCACTGGTTCAACTTTATATGGTTGGGTAACTGATAAAAATGGTAACGTTGAAAGAGTTACATTTACAGGAAATTCATTCACTATGAGTGATACAACTTATGAAGGAGATGTTTGTGTAAGATATTATTCAAACGATGCTGCTGCTAGACAAATTACTGTTTATGCAGATATGTTACCTTCAACAATCAGATTAGTAATGGAAGCACAATTATGTAGTTCTGATTCTACAACAAATAGAATTGGTACATTACAAGTAGAAGTTCCAAAAGCTTCAATGACTGGTGCATTTACATTATCAATGACACCAGATTCAGTTGCTCAAACACCATTAACAGTTAGAGCATTATCTTATACTCCAACTAATAAAGGTGGATGTACTGCTGATAGACCAGTATATGCTACAATTACTGAAATCTTATATGATTCAAACTGGTATGACAATGTTACAGCTTTAGCTATTGATGGAGGAGACTTCTCATTAGCAGTTGACGGAACAAAAGCATTAAAAGTATTCGCT